ATCCTCGCGAATTGACATTACATCAGCCTTGTTTCGAACGCGTTGCAATTGCAAATGGTCCGTGTTTAGATATGGCCGATGGCAGTGTAATTGGTGTCTGGATTTACGGACCAACCGGAACCGGAAAGACTTATCATGTTAGGCATAACATGGTAGATGATCCTAAGAAAATTTATCCAAAAGGGATCAACAGATGGTGGTGTGGGTATAAGCAGGACCAACATGAACTTGTTCTTATTGACGATCTTAGTAAGTTTCACGTTAAAATAGCCGATGATCTTAAAGTCTGGGTTCAGGAATATGAATTCCTCGCGGAATTTAAAGGTGGCCACTTCATGATTCGACCGAAACAAGTTGTCGTTACCTCTAACTATCGCATCGAAGAAATATGGGATGACGCAATCACTCGAGAAACATTGTGGCGGCGATTCAAATGTTTTAAAAAGATGACTAAAGATGGTCCTCTTGTTGAAGACAGAGATTAAATTGTTAAAAAAATAAAGACAATTTTCTTTTAAACGTGTACTTTTATTAAAAGTTAAGCAAAATTAATTCTTACGAATAACCAAAATCAGTAAGGTCAACATTCTTCATCTGAGTAACAATCAGACGAACTGTTGAATTAGCAGGAATAGTAGTTGCGCCCGCGGAAATAATAATGTAGTTCTCAGTATTATTTTCAGAGGCAGGAACATGAAGACAGAAGCGCATAGAATATAAGCTGCTAGTAGCAGCCTGATTCGGCATAACAACATTATATGTGTTGCCGTCGTAAATATGGATTCCCTTAGTGTTAGTACCCCTGGTAAAACCAGCAGTAGCCACTACATTAGCAGTTGAGTCACCGTCTAACACAAGGTTAACGTCATAAGTAACGTCAACCTCCTCCAAAGGAAATTGAAGTTTGCAAGTGTTAACGGTAGGATAAGACAACAAAACATTAATATTATTGTCTTCCCAGAGTTGACCTTGGTCGAGATCTCCCAAGAGTACATTCTTGCTAACAGTACCTGAAGCAGTCTGGGTGTATATAAACTGACCGCCGCCAGTTGATTGGCTCGCGCCAACCTTAGGTTTGTAAAGCAAAAACTCATAAGAGACCCAAAGTTGTCCTACTTGGACACTAGTGCCTTGCAATCCAGATGTAGCGATAGAAAATCGACCAAAATCAGAGAAGCGGAGGTCAGAAGAGGAAGCATTAGAACCAGTACGGGTGTACAAATGCGACATTGGAGATTGCTTAGGGTCGCATTCAACGAAGTGCATAAGATTATCAGAGACTTTACCGCTTTGAGCCCAGGAATAGTTAAGCAGCTCGATATCAGTATCGAACTCAGGATCCGTAGGATCGTACTGAGTACATAGCATCACTTGCCCAAGAGCAAGGTTTGTAGACGATGCTATGGCATCAGATGCGGTCGAACGAAACTCAAAAAGTAATCCATTGGGTTTATACTCTTCGTAATTTTGCGCTAATTGAGACAACCACGGAAACGTGGTGCTCTGAGCAGGGTTAAGCGCAAAGCTCTCAATCTTAAAATCTCCCGCAGTAGCAGAAGTGATAATAGGTCCTAAATACTCCCGGTGCCTTATAATAGTAGCACCTTCAGCATAAGCCGCGTTCCTAATCTCAGGAACGTCAGGTTTCATAATAGTGTTATGCTGAATAGTGGACATATCGTAAGCTCCTAGACCGCTTACTATTCCTCCTCGGGCTCCGACTGCGAACTTTCCGACTCCAGGGATTCCTCCTGAGAGCGCTCCATTAGCGTGGAGATAATACGCACCACGGCCACGATAATAAGGCCTACGACGATAATAGCTGCCATATCGTCGTCCATAAGATCGGCGTGCGTATGTTCGTCGTCTATAGGTGCTCCTTCGTCTTCCATACATACGAGTATTTTGTCGAGGTTTCCGATAAGGACGTGGATTATTCGCAGGAAAGTATCCGCGATCACCAATTCCTGGTATAAGATCGTTGTCGTTATCTACCTCAATTTTCGGTTCTTTAGGTGGTACGTAAAGTACTAACTGGTTTCCTGGTACTTTCTTAAGTGGAGGTGCGTCAGCCCAAGGTTCAGTGTGAGTGAAGCCAGAAACTTTTCGCTTACTCCCAGACGCCGTTTTGAAAATGAAACAACAGAAGTGTTTCCCCAGTTCACTGAAATTTCAGCGAATGGTTTAGCCACCCTAGTGTGCAATGTGCAGTATTTAGAGCGCTAAAATTTTTTTCCACTCGCTTCGCTCGCGGAGCTGTAGACACAGGGGTAGAGAATAAGTATATAGGATGCCGCTGCATCCTCATATTGAGCGCTCACTGCCGTACGCTTCAATAATCCGATTTTCCGCGGCGCAGAAATATTAGGTTCCGAGTTTTAAGTGTAAATGTTAAGTCTCCACACTCCACAGGGGGGGTGGGGGTAATACTATGCCCCACCCCCCCATGTGCAGTTATAAAATTAGTGTAAAATCATATAAATAGGCCAAAGAGGCACGCTTCGCGTGCATCGCCTTAGGCGGCTCGGCAGGTTTGCCTCGACAACACTCCGTGTAGAGGCCACGCCGCGCTTCGCTTGCGTGGGGTAATTTAATTAGTATCAGTCCGTAGCCACATTCCCCTTTTAAGTGGCCCCTTTTAAGTGGCCCCGTAGGACATCAGATGACGTCTTTCACAAGACATCATTAGACATAATTAGTATGATGACGTCGATTTCCTTATTAGGTGTGATGACGTCGATTTCCTTATTAGGTAATTCCATTTATAGTCAATGACGTGTCAGTGTTTGATTGGTTAGAAAAACAAAATCCAGGATTTTGAATTGGTGTTTTAAACAACCAATGAGGTGAGGGCACTTTTGCACTTGGAAGGTAGTGCAATTTGGTGTAGAATTCAAATAAATATTTTAAAATCGTGCACCACCATTATTTGAGGATTTCGAAATGCCTCGCCGAGCTCGCCAACGAAGACCGATCGATCTGACTGATGATGGAAAGCGCCACCGAAACTATTGTTTTACGATCAACAACCCTAATCTGGAGGACTGCAAGAATCTGCGCGCTCTCAAGTTCGAAGCGACTTACCTTCTCATGGGGAACGAGAACAACTGGAAGTACGGAATGCCGGAGTTCGCGACTTCTCGGCCAAATAGTACGCATCATTTCCAATGCTTTGTAGTCCTTAAGGACGGAAAGACTAGGTCAGCTTTTAAAAGAATCGTCCCTAGAGCTCACTTCGAAGTCTGCGGTGGATCACCCGAGAGTAACATCACTTACTGCACGAAAGACGGGGAATACTTGGAGTTCGGAACCAGACCAATGACCCAAGCGCAAAAAGGACAAGTGGGGGGAGAAGCCGAAAAGGAGCGTTGGAAACATATGCGCGAGTTGGCAAAGGTGCGAGATTGGGAAACTTTCGAACAAGAATATCCTCGCGAATTGACATTACATCAGCCTTGTTTCGAACGCGTTGCAATTGCAAATGGTCCGTGTTTAGATATGGCCGATGGCAGTGTAATTGGTGTCTGGATTTACGGACCAACCGGAAC